TTGTTTCAAAATCTTGTAAAAACATTGTTCGATCTCCGTTTAGTTTACTGTATTTATAGAGTTTCTAGAATTTTCTCTTTAGTATTTTTTAATTTACCCAATACATTGCTGTACTTGGCTTCAAACACGTCAAGTCTTGAATAATCTTGGTTAACATGTTTTATTTTTTGCTTATAATGATAAGCCTCCCGGACATAACTATCGTAGTTTGCATCCAGTGATTGTATATTATTACAATCAATAGTTCTTCTGTTGAACACTAATCTTTTTGTAATACTCAATGCACTTTCAAATAAACTTAAATCTTTGTAAAGTACTTCGTCGTATTGTGTATCAATAATAGTGTAGTAATTCTTTTTTAGGCCATCCATGTTGACCTTTTCAACAACAATATCATAATTGCCCATACGCACACCAGTTTGTGTACGATGAGTATTAAGTGCTAGAAATGTTTCTTTACAACTATCACTTTCTGCGATCATTTGCTTTGCGCCATGTGTGGTAGCGTTTTCCAAACGGCGTAATAAATCAGCCATTACTTCTGTATTGCTGTAGTCAAGTTTCATGATATTAACCTATTAATGTTTCGAGTATAAAATGTTTTTCCTTCCCTAACATGTAGGTTTAGGATACCTTTTTTGCACAGCGTTTTAGCCATGTATCTTTCACGTTCATTTAAATCAGCCTTGTATACTTTAGCGTCAGTATATTTGTCCAACCAGACACCTTCCTGTAGTGTAACAAAGGTTTCGATACCGCCGCTAACCATAACTGTTCTCATCTGATGCCTGCCTTCTTTTTTAAATCTGCAAGTTCTGCTTCACGATCTGCAATTTCTGCTTCAGCGTCTTTGTTGTCGTCTTGTCCAATTTCGTCTGCTCCGCCAGTTGCTGTTTTGTTTCCACCTGCTACTGGTTTTGTCATTGTGGTTGTCTTTGTTGTACCACCAGTTTTTTGTGCCAATGGTCTAGTACTTGCTTGACTTTTTAAGTTACCACCACGTCCTGGTAAACTGTATTCTTCCAAGCTCATATGTTTACTTATAATGTCACGAATTGCTTCTTCGTTGTGATCATCTAATGCTGTGTCCAATGCCAATACATCACTGAGACCAAGTTTATCTGTGAGTGTACGAGCTTCTTCGTCACTTACATCCATTGTCAATACATCTTTTAACATAGCCTTTATAGCTAAGTGCATCTGATGTCCGTATTCTTCCATGCCTTCAAATATTTTCATTTTTTATTCAACTTTTGTACCATTCTGCTGGCTGGATTAAACTTCTTAGTTCTCTTAGCCTTACGTGCCATACGGGCACCTTTCATTGCTTTTGTTCTTCTTAGCGTAAAACGCTTTTTTAAATCTATTGGAGCATTACATTGTGATGGGTTAGCAACAACTCTTCCTTTGCGTTTGCCAACTGTACAGCGATATTTGCGTGTTAAACTCTTGCCAGCTCGAGCCCACACTAGTTTGGCCTCTAATACTGTAGATACGCTTGTGCTTTCACATAATTCGGTTAAATGCATAGAAAAAAACTCCTTGCATATATTTATCATTATAACAAATTACAAGGAGTTTTATAAAAACGCCATTAGGGCAACCGCAATTGTTCCTAATAGTCCACTGATAACTGTGCCAGCAGCCATAATAATTACTTTATTACTGCTTTGATGTTGTTTGATATTTTCTTCTCGCATTTCAGCGACATCTTTAGACAGACGGTCCAGGCCGTCTCCAACACGGTTTACTTTTTCTTCCAACACTCTATACCTCTCTTCGCAAAGATCGACATGAGCCTCTAGGTTTTCTCTTTCCAGTTTTGACATTTCTCTTCCTATTTTGTCTTCACTAACTCAGTTAGTGTTACAATAGTGTGAGTATTGTTTTGGCCTTTTGTTAACGGAGGCTAGTGACCGACTCCGTGGGTTATTGAAAGTGTGCCTATTTGCTTGCCTAATGGGAATCAATCCCATACACCTATTTATAGGTATTGGAATTTTAATTAAACTACTAGATATTGTATGATTATAGTTCGTCGTTTCGAACAAAATATAAATTTAAATGTGTTGCATCAGACGTATCAAAAGTATTAGCATTAAATGTTGCTGTATCATCCAAGCTAGTTGTAACTGCTACACTATCACAGTCTTGCACCAAATGATATTTGTCATCACCAGCATTTGCCCATGCGCCTTTGTATTCTGTTGCAAACTTTACAATCCAAATTGTTTGATTACCAGTATGCCCAGTACCAAAACTATAATCTGCCATTGCTTGTGTTGTTCTTTTTATTACACTACTGATAATTGGTTGAGTTCTTAAGCTCATTGTTTGTAATAATACATTTAAATTTTGTGCTTGATTATACCCGTCTGCGTTTCCACTGTTGGGGTCTGTTATTCCACTGTCAGTTACATCTACTAGAGTGTAAGCTGTAAAATATTCTATATCGCCTGTTAGATGTTCTCCAGGTCTTCCAGTGCCATTCTTCTGTATGGGCATCTTGATCTCCTATATCTTTATACTAAACTTTTACCAATGCTTCGGCCTACTTGGAACCCTGCATAGCCAGCGGCGCCCATGGCGGCGGCTGTTGCAACAGTTTGCATAGTTTTGCTTTTTGGTGTTTCTGCGTTGTGTGCATTGCGTATTTCCAGTTTCTTAGTACGTGCATAGTCCTGCAAGAATCCAAACAATTCACTTCTACGTGCATGTGTTCGATAAAACTGTAATAAACGTGTGACCACCAACGCTCGTTGTGTTGCATTAATACGTGGCCAATCTTGTGCAAGTCTGCGTACACTGCGGTAACCACTGTTTGTAATAAAAAACTTACGTTCAACCAACTGTAATGTCTGTCTTGCTGTTGATGGATTTATATTATTCATTTTCATTGTATTTAAAAATACTTTAATTTGTTGTTCTGGAAATTTAATACGCTGAAGTAACGCATCATCTGAGCTGTCACCAGCCAGTGCATCAGCATCTTTTCGTTGTATTAAATGTAATGCTACATATAAATCTGTACCACTTTGTCTGTAGGCTTTAAAATTACCATACATCATAGTCTTTTTTGCATACTTAACAGCAATTGGTGCCATGTCAAATTCATTATATAAAATATATAATGTAATCATATCCAAAAATGCATGATCCACAATCTCTCGTGCATTACTGCGTTGTATTTGTTGACGTGTGCGATACTGACGACTTTCATTAAGGTCTCTAACAAATCCAAATTTTGGTTCTTTGTCTTCACTCATTGTGTGGCCGCCTTCGATCTCTGCCCATTGTTTTGCTGTGTACTTTTCCATACTAATATTTATCCGTTATTTCTTTACCTTGTTTAAGTTAGCGGCACTGAAGCCACTGCGGTTAACAAGTTTAGCATCGCCATTTCCAATAACATAACCTTCTCCGCCACGCTGACCGTCTGTATAGGCCTCAACGTCTGCATCCTGATTGTCCAGCTGTTGGATGACATCATTCTTTGTCTGCATAATAGCAGTAATTAAATCAAACATTCCTTTGAATGCCGCTGGGTCAGTCTCAATATGCTGACGTATACGATCCTGTTTGACCCCAGTTACTTTACTACCACTTAACCAATCAATAAACTCTCCAGATAAATTATCTAAACTACGTGTTTTGGTTTTGTGGTTGATATAACTGTATAATATTTTACTAAAGTCACTGATTTTAAGTTGCTTTACCATTTCAGCATTGAGTAATTTGTCAATACCATTGCCGTGTTTTTGTAATAATGATTCTGCTGTTGTAAAAATCTTTTGATCAATCTTTGGTGGCTGTTGTGCTGTTACAGGTGGCATTACCAGTAATGCGCCTTCGTTTAATTCACTTGCATCAGCACGGCTTTTGTTGCCGTCCAAATCAATCTTCATGTGGATAACAACACCAGCATTACTTCTGGCAATACGTTTACCAATATCACTATCAGCTTTAACACGATATACAACCATTTGTGGCTTAAACACAAAGTCGCCATCATCAACTTGTGGGCGTGTGTAATACAATAAATCGCCCCACATAAATCCACGGAAGTTATCTGGTACTGCACTTTCAAAAACTGTGAATGCTTGTGCCATACTAGCTGCAAATGCTTTACGGCCATCGTCTGGTGCTTCTTTACCACGATTAAGCAACATGTTTTGTAATGCTTGTGGTGTTTTTACTTTACCGTCATAACCTACTGCGCCAAATCCACTTTTGTCAGTCATTATAAATTCGCCACGTTCATCACGTCCAAATATAATTGCTGGAGAACCGTCCCATTTAACTGTGATTGCTTTGGGATTGCCTTGAATATTTTCCAGTGTGTCTAGTGCTTGACGAGCGCCTGCACTGCCACCCCATAATACTTTGTCTTCCAGATGATGAATACGAGCTTCAGCATTTTCCAACAAGGGCTTTTTATTTTCTGTTATTAATTCACGAAATTTCATCTGGTATACCCATTTTTTGTATTACGCCATTGCGCTTAAAATCATCAATAATTGTTGCTGTTAGTTCTTTACTATAGTTTTTTTGCATGGCTATCAATAGTGTTTCAAAACTATCCATATCTGCAGGACTATCTAACTGTAGTTTTTTAGCAATCGATGCATCGTCATAATATGGACCGTCAATTACTTCGTTATTGTTTTTCTTAGTATAACCTTCGCCGTTCTTTTTAGGAACAGGTGTTCGACGAACACGTACTAGACCGTTTGAACTCCACATCCAACGTTCCATTTCCATTGGACGACCATCTTCAGTTTTCTCATCACTTGCCGCCACGTTTAATCTGCCCGCAATACTGGCAATCATGATGTTACGATAAACACCTTTATACTTGCTATCTTCTTCATGTGGTGAGTGATAATATGTTTTCATCCATTTTGGATCGCCTGGCATAAAGTCCAATTGTACAAAACCAGTACGCCCTTCAGGTACACCTAAACTTTTTTTAGTTTTAGGGTCAAACATTTCACGTTTAGGGTCATAATTTTGGATTTTAATTTTAGTAATGTATACGCTGGTTTTCGCATAGTATAAAATTAGCGGATGATTTTTTAGCATTTCGCCAAATTCGTCACTTTTTTCTGGGGGGATCTTGATTGCAACGTCAATATCTCCGCTAAACTGTTTTTTGCCAACACTACCAAGCGCCTGACTAACAAGATCAACACCCAATGCTTTTGACAATGGCTTTAGTGTTGCTTCAATTTCGTCACGATGAATTGGACCAACACCTGGTGCTGATCCGCTTTCATTGAAAAAGTCACGACCACGATGACGTGGTTTACGGTGCGGTCCTCGATGTTTTTTGTTTAGTGGGTTACTTCCCAGTATGTCTTTTACTTTCATTAGCTTTCCTAATACCACGACGGAATTTCATTTCGTCTTGGGTACGAATACTATTAATAAAACGCTTAACTAAATCCGCACTTGTATCGGCATCATAGGTTTCGTTAATTAATTTGATCAAATTACTAGCACTGGCAATAACGTTATCCGCTGTATTTTCTACAATGTAACGGCGATCACGCTGATCACTTATGCTATTAATCTCATCAAGGATGCTTCTAGTACGTTTTTTCATAATACTCTGCCCTTTTGTTAATGGTATTTAGCTGAAATAGATAATTAGTATTGAAGGAGACAATAATGTCAAAAAGCGCAGAAGAAATTCGTTCTATCATTGATAGACTCCGTGATTTAAAAGAAAATAACGATGGCATGGATAATGCACAACTAAGCAAACTTATGATACTTGCCAACGATGGTTTAGTACCAGAAGAAGATGTAAGGTTTGTGCGATCGGCAATGAGGACTATGGACGCAGGACGGTTACCTTCCCCACAGCAACGTGATGTATTAATGGGCATGTTGGGAACCCTCGCTGAAATAATTACCAGCGACATGAGCATGTACCAAAGAATACGCACACAAATGCAAAAACAAGACCAACCGGAGGATAAGGAATAACTATTCAGCACGTTTAAGTATACTACGTAGTCTATCAGTATTATCAACAGCACTTTCAACAATGTTATTTGTTTGAGAAATGCCTAACGAATCATTACTGCTTCCATTTTGTCGTTTGAGCTTGTCGTATATGGCACTTGTTCCTACACTATCTGAATCTTCCGCATCTTCATCTAAATCTGTTATCCGCAGTGTCTCAATATTAAAATCTAAATCAAGTTTACTACCAACACCACTACTACTACGTGTTTTCATAAACTGTATTTGTGCCCTTCCACGTTCACGCATTGCACGGCTTGTAAAGATACCAATAACATTATCTGCTGTATTAATTTTACTAATACCACCTGCAATGTGACTGTGATCAAATTCAACTTCATCAACACTACCACGATTCAACTGCGATGCTGTAACAAACAATATGTTTAGTTCAGTTGCCAAGTTACGTAGTTCTTCCGACACAAATTTATCTTTGATAAATTGATCACTTGGATTAACTTTAACTGTTACTGGCATCATTAAATCCAAATAATCCACAAACAATGCATCAACTTTAATGCCCATTTGTATTTGTACTTCTTTAATGTATGCTTTAATATCATTAATGGTTGCACCATTGGGCATTTGTATAGTTTGTATTACTCCGGCTTTTTTGCCTTTCATTTTAACTTTAAGTGCGGCATCATCAGCATTGCGCATAACGTCTCTGGTACTCATACCAGTTACCATAGCGTCAATACGCATACCACACAGCTCTTCACTAAGCTCTAAACTAACATACACCACATTCTTACCAGCCAAACTCCAGTTAAGTGCCATGTTCTGCATAAACAAACTTTTACCTGATCCACTACCACCTGCAAAGATGTTTAGTTCGCCTGGATTAAACCCACCATACAGTATAGTGTCCATTGTTTTCCAACCAGTACTGTTTTGTCCACGGTTGTCCTTGATACTTTGTATACGTCCTGCAGGATCATCCCAATAGTTAGACCCTAGTTCTTTTGCAAGTCCAATACCAACTGCATCTTTAATCATCATCTCAACAGCACCAAACTCACCTTTTTCCAGTTTGTCTGTACTTGCTAAAATTGCCTTCTCTAATCCTTTGTGCTTACAAAACTTTTCAAACTCATCCAAAAACCAGTCTTGATGTGCTGATGTATTGTCCCGTAAGTCCTGTAACTCCACACTGCCTTTAACTTTCATTTGCTCAAGTGTAGGCATGTCGCCGTATTTTTCCACGTGCTCTTGCATAAAGCGAACCGCACTGCGCAAACTACGATCAAAATACTCTGAATCTATAATAGCATTACAGCGTACAAATAATTCTTTATCTGCTTGTAAAAACTCTAGATACAGCTTTTGTAAATCTACTCCATATTCTTCTGCCATTAATTGACTTCACCTTTTAATTTTGCTTCCACGAACTCGCATTGTGTATACAATGCTGTATCCACTAGTCTCTTTTCTACACCACGTATTGTTATCCATGTTTCGTATATTATATACGATTTCATCCAAATAATCGAGCCAAAAGTTGAACGTTTTGGAAACCACGCAAACTCTTCTCGTAATGTTGTTTTGTCAGGCTCAACTACAAATGTTCTCAAATGATCCACCTCATGTAACGGCAAGTTTTCCCAACCGGGCCAACTAATTTGGTTATGCTCGGTTACTCGCCTAGTTCTACTATATTTCATTTACAATATGTCTTTCCCATTATTTCTGCTTTGGTAGGATTTCCTATACTGAAGTCTAAAATACTCTTAATTGTAAATAATTTGCCATACTTTTGTACAGCATCATTAGCATCTTTAATATCTTCGTCCCAGGGCGGAAAACTTACTTCCCATCCTCGTTTAATTGCTTGTCGCACAAGTTGCATACCAGCCTTGTCTGCATCTGGTAATAATATATTTCTGTTGCCACTTAGTTCTATAATTCTACTTTGCTCCACACTCATATTATTGCTTCCAATAGCTACGCCATCAATAGCAACTGCATCCAGTTGTCCTTCCGTTACAATAGTTATCTGTTTGTCAGCCTGACGGTCTAAACCAAACACAAAGTCTTTGGGCTGTTGCACATAATATTTTGTTGTTTCTTTATTGGGGACATTGCCAACCCATCGGGCAGTATATCCAACTATGTTTCCTTTGTAACGAAATGGAAGTATAACACGATTACGAAAGTGACTAAATGTACTGTAGTGCCAATCAGTCCAGTTGTCAAGTCCACGCTCTACTAAAAATTCACATGCAGACACAAACCGTTCAACACTCTTTTCATCCAGTTCATGAACTGGAAAGTTTTTTATTGGGTGCGAGTCTTGTGGTAACTGCATGATTGGCCAGTCCATGTGTACCGGCTTTTGTTCTTTTGTTGTTTGTATGAACAATTCTGCTGTGTCTCGTTCACGCATTAGTTCAATTTGTAAGCGGTGTATGTCTGATTCATCTGCGCCGAACACGCTGTATAAACGCTTCAGACGCCCGCTCAACTGCTTACCAGTACTCCAACCAGTTTTATACCCACAATTAAAGCAATTATACTGAAACTTTTCTTCTTCAAAATAAAATCCACCACGCTTTTTTGTATCTGGTCTGCCTTGTCCATTTGTAATACACATAGGACAATTACCACTAGTCCAGCCAGAACTAGTTGATTTCCAAACAGCAGGTATCAGATTTTTAGTGAATTCAATTACGATATGCATATTACTATATTAACTTCTATATAGTATTTTGTCAATCGATCCTTTGATAATATTAAATTTAATTCTAATATACATAAAATTACCGTCAAATATAAATGCTTCAGTAGACTGTGTATTTGTGGTATTATTTAAACTTACAGCACCAAAGATATCAGTCTGACTGTGTGGGTTGATCACAAACCAATCATTATCATTTGTTGGATTGTTTAACAGTGTACCTTGTATTTGAAATGAGCCTTCAAATCCGCTGTTCTGTATACTAACAGTGTTTAGCCCATTACATGCACCAGCTCGCATTGCTGGACCAGCTAGTGAGCTAGTAACATATGACTGACTATTAAAGTTTGGTGTACCGCCTGCACTTAAACTGGTGATACCACCACTTGCGCTTACTGTACCAATAGTAATCACACAATCATGTACTGGTGATTCACCACCCAGGAAAGTTCCCAATATTGTAATTGTTTCGCCCACACTATAGCCTACTCCACCATTGGTGGCACTCACTGCATAATTACCGTTTGTTTTGGTTATGTCTAAACTAGCATTAACTCCACTGCCAGAGTATACAAATTTATCAGTGGTGTAATGAGTATTGCCCATTGCGCTACCGCTTGCAAACAATGCACTGGTTAAACCAGAGTATGTTACAGATGCAGTTAGTGGAGTTTCAGCTTCAAATATTAAATTTGATGCCATTACCTCTGAACTTGCGCCCATTTCCATTGGACCACAATCGTCTACCACTTCTGCTGTATAGCAATACCTGTAATTTTGGTCTGCATGCATGGCGTGAATCTGGTTATTTGGATTAGTATAAGTAAGTAGTATATTGTAGAAGGCAGGATCAAAACTGGAAATATCACCAGGAGCGATATGCAAGGTAACGACACCATTGTCGTAGTCTGCAATTTTTAAGTTTTTACTAACAAGGACAGTATTATCTTTAGTTTTAGTTATTTGTGCTTTGATCGTTTTGTCATGCAATTGTACAGGACTAGCGTCAAGCTCTTTAATAAAAAACGTAATAGTAGTGTCTACACCTTTCAGAAGTTTAAAAGGTTTGTAACTACTGGGTTGGTTCCTAGTAGTTCCCGTTCGGGTTGTCAAAACGACATCACCACGTTGGGTGTTAATGTATCCGGTGCCTTGTGCCATATATAAATTCTCCAACACTATTTATTAAAAGATAAGTATTATTATGACGATATCAAAACAGTACCAAGAACTTTTAGAGCAGTTCCCATTTTTAACACTTGCCAGTTATGGCAACAATGAGTATGTAGGTATTATGCAAAATATTGATAACAATGTTATCAGCATGTATATTTACGATCAAATCAAAGATCCAAAATTAAGACGATCATTCCTCCAATTGGGAGAAGAATGGTGGTGGGAAACTAATCGTAAAATTCCAATTAATATTATTATGGGCGGACGTTTTAAAGTATTTCGCGATTCATTAGTGACATTTACAAATAAAGACTTTGAAGTCCTGCATGGACCAAGTATTTGTTTGCGTGACATTATGCAAAAACGAGTTAAACGTAAAAATGTTCAGTTAGTCCGAAAAGTTAGCTAATAATATTTTCAATTATTCTTAATTCATCATGTATGTGGCGCTCTACATACAGCATTAATAGTGCTGGGCGTTTTTCCACACCATGATTTGGGGTTGCACTGTGTAATACTCTGGGATGCCATATCAGCATTTCGCCATAGTTTACTTGTGTGGTTACACAATTTTCTGTAAAATAATCATCATGTTTGCCATTATAACAGTCTTTGATATTCCATTTGGTATTATGACTGCCTGGTACAAATGCTGTGCCGCCAGTGCGTGGACCAAAGTCTTCAGTCAGTGGTAACAAGCATTGTACACCCAAGAACTGATCCTCATCAGCAAAACTTTCGTGTCTGTAAGGTGTGTCAATATGTGGACGTACTGTCTGATAGTTTGGATAAGTTGTTACCACATCACTGTGGTACAATACTGGATCTTCCAACAACAATGCTATCTGAGGCATGTAAAACTTATCACATGCATGTACTATTTGTGTTTCACTTAGTTCCTGACTCCAGGTATTAGCCCATTGTATTTTACGTTTGGGTGTACTACTGTAATAGTTACCGTGTATATCATGTCCACGGTCAATTTGTATCTGACTGGAGTTTAAAAATGTACGATGTGCATCTATTGTACTGCGTGGAATATTTTCTCTTACTTTGCAGAAGCCATGGTGCCAAAATTCTTCTGTATTGAAACTCATGTCAGAGTGGCTACCAACTGATTCATTTGTACAACCACAACATGTGCATAAGCAATAGCATGTGATTTTTTAAAGTAATAAGTTCCGTCTGTTGGCGGGATCCACACTTGTTTCATAATAGTATCCCAATCACTATCAACCAGATGTCGCTTTGCAGGACGTATGATAGCCAACACTGCGGCCAGTTGTGTAATGTTAGTGGGCTTTAGTTTACGTAATATATCTCCATGCCCGTTAACATGGAATAACATATCTGTAAATTCATTATGTGTAAGTAAATCCCACTGTGGCTCTATTTGCATCAGTTCATCCAATTGATCTGGAGTTTTTATGTCTTTGTATAAACTTAGGTTAAGTATATCAAGTTTAAAAAAGCCGCGGTCTTCTGCTTCTTTGTGATCAATTGTGGCCATACCGGTAAACGGATCACTGGGAATATTATGAAAATATACACCTGTGTTGTGCTTAACAGTTTTTTTATCACGTTTAATTACTGCCACTGTGTGTGGAAATAATTCCAGTACACGGCGTCTGTCTGCTGTGTCAATGTCAATATCTGTTGCTGGGATCATCCAATTGTCTCTCTTATAAAATTAACTTCCTGTGGGAATAGTTTTGTCTTGCGTACCCAAAAATTAGGATCCAGTGTTTCTGCTATTTGCTTGAGCATATCATTGGGAATAGTATCCAACCATTTTTGTGCTTTATCACTACTGTAAATTATCCAGGGCGATATTTTTCCGTTACCAATATGTATAACAATACTGTGTGGAGGTGCTTTTTCAAAATAGTCACTCCAGTGATGTCCGCTTGTTTTACTCCAAGCCTCGGCATGTATTACAAAACGTTCCAGTGCTCTATCAGCAGTTTCACTTTTACTACTGTCAGCCAAGTAACGATTGTACACACTATCCTTACACCATGTATCCAATTTAGTCTTGTTTGTTGTCAGCCAGCGTATGTATGATTCTGGATT